GAACTGTCTCTATGACAGCAGCAGACCCATCAGGAAGTTCAACATCTGGTCAATCAAATAAAAAACTAGACGACGCGAATATTCACGACACAAACAACCAGTTCAGATTACTTAGATCTGCTGAAGATCCAGAGAATGACGAAAATGCAGCTAACAGAAGTGTTGTTGTATGTCAGAACCTGAATCAATACATGCAGAACACAGGTACTGCTGGTATAACGTGGCAATAATAGGAGCAAATAGACTATGGCAATATCAAGAGCACAACTAGTTAAAGAACTAGAACCAGGCCTAAATGCACTATTTGGGCTGGAATACAAAAGGTATGAAAATCAGCATGCTGAAATTTATACTGAAGAATCAAGTGACAGAGCTTTCGAAGAGGAAGTTATGTTATCTGGATTCGCAAACGCGCAAGTGAAAGGTGAAGGTGCAGGAGTATCTTTTGATCAAGCACAAGAAACTTTCACAGCTAGATACACTCACGAGACAGTGGCTTTAGCATTCGCGATCACTGAAGAAGCGATCGAGGATAATTTGTATGACAGACTTGCGTCTAGATATACAAAAGCTTTAGCAAGATCTATGAGCAATGCAAAACAAGTAAAAGCAGTCGAGCCTTTAATTAATGGTTTACCAGGTGTAAACACTTTCTTATCAGGTGACGGCGAGTCTTTATTTGGTACTGCTCACCCTACGATAGCGGGTACTTTTAAAAATACCCTAACTACGCAGGCCGATCTTAACGAAACTTCGTTAGAACAGTCGTTGATTGACATCGCGGCTATGACTGACGAAAGAGGTCTTAGAGTTGCAGCAAGAGGAGTAAAAATGATTATTCCTTCTGAGCTTCAGTTTACAGCTGAGAGATTGATGAAATCTCAAGGTAGAACTGGAACAGCTGATAATGATATCAATGCTATCGTATCAATGGGTATGATTCCTCAAGGTTATAGAGTGAACAACTACCTAACTGATACTGATGCATTCTACATCATTACAGACGTACCAAACGGTATGAAAATGTTCACAAGAGCTCCATTAACTACTGCAATGGAAGGCGATTTCGATACTGGAAACGTAAGATACAAAGCTAGAGAAAGATACAGCTTCGGCGTATCAGACCCTAGAGGTATCTTCGGTGTTGAAGGTGCGTAATAGCTAGATTTTATGGGGCGGCCTTAAAACCGCCCCATTTACAATACTAATGGTGAAAGATGGAAATAGAGAAAGAATTTATATCTAAAATAGAAAGAGATTATTTATTTGTAACAGGTAAACTTGATTTAGATTATCAATATTTTATTAATAAAATAGATTCAAATATATCTTCTGAAAACAATTTAAATTATAAAACAAACGTTATTGGTAAACAAACCTCTTGGAATTTATTTAATAAGGATGAAAAATTTAAACCTATATTGTATGAAATTTTTAATTATCTAGACAGTGTTAAAAATATACATGCATATTATCTTGATGCATCATGGGGTATAAAAGAAGACCAAGGAGATTATACAAGAGTGCATGATCATTTGCCTTCTTTTCTGTCAGGCATTATCTATTTAAATAAACACTCTCAAAAATTATATTTGCCTGAAATAAGTCAAAAAGTTATTCCTGATTGCGGTAAATTAATTCTTTTTTCTTCTTTTTTAAAACATTATACTAAAAGAAATAATGATAATAATAGTAAATATGCTATTGCTTTCAACTTAAACTATACTACGATATCTAACTAATTATGAAAAAATTTCTCGTAAAAATCTGGGCATATCAACACTATGCAAAATTTGAAGTAGAGTCTGAGGATAATGCAAAATCACTAGAAAATGCAATCCTTGACAAACTTGGAGAAAAAAGTATAAAGTGGGAAGATCTTGGAATTAGTTATGATGACAAGATTAACAGAATAACCTATGAGGAGGTTATAAATGATACAAGACCTATACAAAACAAAAAGGTCCTTGGAGTTGAAGTGGGAACAGGAGCATCTATCTAATGGTAGATATACTCTTGAAATGGTCAGGATCGATGACAAAGTTAAAGAAGTCATCACAAAGATCAAGCTGGAAGAAGCAGCCATTGCTCACAGACAAAATGCTGTCGAAGGCGCAGCTCCACAAGTTTCTGTAGCTACTTAGTAAAAAGCTACATCGTTGAATAAATTACATTCACATCACAGGCTCTCTTGCACTCTAGTAAAAACTAGTATATAGTTTTATCACTATACAATTAATTAGATCATAGACGAGTATAGTCGACGGCCTAGAGACTATGATCGGAAAACTAGGAGGATATAATTATGGCACAAACTACATTTTCTGGACCAATATTAGCTGGTACTATTAAAAATACTACTGGAACTACTGTTGGAACAGATGTAAAAAATACAGGTCAAGTTCTAATGGCTCAATCATTTTCATTTGCTTTTGGAACTGAAGGAGCTGCAACTGATACAGACGTAATAATCCCAGCTAACTCTCAAATCGTACGTGTTGATGTTAACGTAGAAACTGCGTTTAACGATACAGGTGCTGATATACTTGAGGTTGGTTCATCTGCAGATACTGATTTATATGTTAATGACGTAGATATTTCAGCAGTTGGAAAAATAGCTTTGGGAACAGCTGCACTATGTGCAAACTGGAAAGATATTGGAACTTCTGATGTTAGAGTTGGTTTCATCTACAATGGTGCAAACAACGATGCGTCAGCAGGTGCTGCTACAGTAACTATTAGTTACTTGCAGAACAATAATCTTACGACATAATAAATAATTTTGTGTGGGCTTCGGCCCACACTAAAATTTAAGGAGAACAAATGGCAACAGATATAAAAGCAAAAAGGTTTACTGACGGCACAGCAGCCGCTGCGACTACCATTGCTGCAGCTCAAACTTTAGGAGGAGCCGGTAATATGACTCTTGCAGGTACAGCCGCAACTTTTGGTGGCACTAACCTGGGTCAAAAAATTACTTTGGTTTCAAGTGGTAATATTTCTGCTGTTACTTTTACAATTACTGGAACTGATCCAACAGGTGCTTCACAAAGTGAAGATCTAACAGGTCCTAATGCAAGCACAGTAACATCAACAAAATACTACAATACAGTTACTCAAATTGCAGCTTCAGGAGCGGTAGGAACTAATACTTCTTCAGGTGTTGCAGCTGATCAAGGTGGAACATTGTTTGCTGGAAGAACTAGAGTTAGAGGAATGCATGCAGTAAATGCTGGTGCAGGAACTATATTTTTAAATAATTCAAGCATTGATGGGTCAGAAATTTTAGGTCTTCCTGTAGATGCAGGAGACTTAGATCCATACATCCCAGATGATGGAATGGTTTTTGATTCAGGTGCTTTCATAAAAGTAAATGTTGGAGTAATCACAGGCTTAACAGTATTCTTTGACGGCTAGGAGGCTAAATGGCTAACACTACCTCTGGAACTACAACGTTTGATAAAACTTTTGCTATTGATGAAATAGTAGAAGATGCATTTGAGCGTATTGGATTACAGAACGTTGCAGGTTATCAATTAAAATCTGCAAGAAGATCTCTTAATATTTTATTTCAAGAGTGGGGTAATAGAGGTATTCACTATTGGGAAATAGATGAACTCGATTTAGATTTAGTTGAAGGACAAGCAGAATACGATTTTTTTAGATCAAGTGATGATGGCACAAGTGCTACATCAAATCCAAATGGTATATATGGAATATCAGATATTCTTGAAGCACAATTAAGATCTAACAGAACACAAACAACTCAATCAGATAGTCCGATGACAAAAGTTGATAGATCAACTTATGCAGGTTTTTCAAATAAATTATCTAAAGGTACACCTAATCAATATTGGGTAGAAAGATTTATTGATAAAGTTAGAGTGCATGTTTATCCAACGCCAGATGCAACAAATGCATCTAAAGATATGCACTTTTATTACATAAAAAGAATTCAAGATGTAGGTGATTATACAAATGCAACAGATGTTCCATTTAGATTTGTTCCTTGTATGACAGCTGGATTGTCTTTTTACTTAGCACAAAAGTATCAACCACAACTTACACAACAAATGAAATTGTATTATGAAGATGAATTAGCAAGAGCTTTAGCAGAAGATGGCTCTGCTTCTAGCACACACATAACACCAAAAGCTTATTATCCGGGAGTGTAATGGCAAAGTACGCAACAGGTAAACACGCGAAAGCAATATCAGATAGATCTGGTATGGAATTTCCATATAGAGAAATGGTTAGAGAATGGAATGGGTCTTTTGTCCATGTGTCAGAGTTTGAACCAAAACAACCACAATTAGAACCAAAACCAATGTCTGCTGATGGTATTGCATTAAGACATGTTAGATCAGCTAGAACTGAATTACCAACTCCAATTCTTTTACCAAATAATCCTTTCACAGTAACAAATGGTAGTGCAACTTTAACTGTAAGTTTGTTAAATCACACCTTACAGGTTGGAGACTTTGTATTATTTTACAATCCAGCTAGTAATGATCCCACTCAAAGTTTTAATATAGGCTCTAATCTTTTTCCTATTTTTGCAGCTGGAACTTCAATTACAGCTTCAGCAACAACAGCAACACTTGACTCTAATACTAATTTTCCTACTTCAGGTTTTTACTTTGTACAAAGTGCAACTGTGCCTGCAGCAACAGATCCAAATTACGTACCTGTAATTCAAAGAGAAGTTATTCAGTACACAGGCAAATCTGGGGGAGCAACTTTAACGGGTTTAACTAGAGGAACAAATGCTCCTTTTAGAGGAGAAACATTTGAAAGCACAACAGCAACAGCCCATGTTGCAGCTAGTGTTTTTCCAGGTTTAGAAATACAATCGGTAACCACAAGAACTGAACAAACTGGAGCTATGCCAGCTACAAAAACAGTTAATACTGGATTCACTGTAACCTTGCCTTATAACGCAGTTGGTAATATAACAGGTGGTGGAGAAAACATTTATGTTAGTCCAATGTTAAGAGGAATATTATAAAATGATAAGATATATAATTAATACTATTAAAAGTTGGTTTACACCAAAAGAAGAAATGGATCCTCATGAAGTGATGTTGCATCCAAAAAAATCAGATATTTTAATTCTTGAAAATGAAAATGATGTAAAACCAGAACACTGCACAAAACATAATAGATTTAGAAAAAATTGTTTAGCATGTAGAGAGGCAGTAGCATAATGGCTGGATTAAGTGCATCAGGATTAAAAACACAAATAAAAAGTTATACTGAAACAGATTCAAATGTTTTAACAGATGCTGTTTTAGAAAATATTATTTTAAATGCACAATATAGAATTTTTAGAGATATACCTATTGATGCTGATAGAAAACAACAATTAGGTAATCTTGTTGCTGGACAAGAAACAATTAACGCTCCGGCAGGGTGTGTATTTGTTAGAGGCATACAGGTTTACGATACAAACGGATCAGCTATTACGGGAGCTAACAGATGGCTAGAAAAGAAAGATGTAACATATCTTCAAGAGTATCAAGACATCACTGGCACTGCAGCGGCCCAAGGTCAACCTAAATATTATGCTATGTTTGGTGGTGCTACAGGAGAGTCTGACACTACATCTGGAAGAATATTTTTTGCTCCAACACCAAATACAACATATAGATTTAGAATTCATTTTAATGCAGCGCCTGCATTATTAGAAGGTGACAATACTAATTATATTAGTCTAAACTTTCCAAACGGACTATTATATTGCTGTCTATCAGAGGCATATAGTTTTTTAAAAGGTCCGATAGATATGTTGACTTTATATGAAAATAAATATAAACAAGAGGTACAGAAGTTTGCTAATGAGCAAGTTGGCAGAAGACGAAGAGATGACTATACTGATGGCGCTGTTCGTATACCGATAAACTCAGCAAACCCGTAGGAGAATAGATTATGGCAATAACATCAGCAATATGTTCAAGTTTTAAACAAGAACTTTTACAAGGTAAGCATAACTTTGCTTCATCAGGTGGGCACACTTTTAAATTAGCTTTATTTACTAGCTCTGCATCTTTAGGTGCATCTACAACAGATTATTCAACATCAAACGAAATAACAAACACATCAGGAACTGCATATACTGCAGGTGGTGCAACTCTTACAAGATCAGGAGTCGGTTTAACAGGAACTACAGCATTTACAGATTTTGGTGATGTAACATACACTTCAGCTTCTTTCACAGCAAATGGTGCAATGATATATAATACTACAACAGCTGGTGGATCAGGAACAACTGATGCAGTTGCTATCATAGCTTTTGGTGGTGATAAGACAGCTAGTAACGGAACTTTTAAAATAGAGTTTCCTACAAACGACGCGACAGCAGCAATAATCAGATTAGCATAGGAGGCCGACCATGTCGGTTACTTCAGGATGGGGCCGTTTAACCTGGGATCAATCTCAATGGGGTGGATCTACAATTGTTAATGTAGGTTGGGGTGCACAATCTTGGAACGATGGTAAGTGGAGTGATCTTAATGATGTAGAGATAAC